CTAGGTTAAACACCCTGATAACACCTGAGCCGTCACCTGTGGTCCGATGCTCAATAGTAACAACATACCTTTCAGTCTCACTCCGGTTGATGAAGTGCAGGAAGTCACCCTCAAGAGCTACAGCCCCTAGGTTGTCTATGAGACGTGCCGGGGGACGCTTGGTGAGTCCTTTGGTGACTGTGGAAAGACCGTTGATCTGTTCCTCACATTGACCAGCTAGGCGCACCTGAGGTGACTGTTGGCTGACCCCTTGGATGAGGTTAGGAACGGTAGTTGTTATGTTGGCCATCGTTTAAGCAAGGTCAGTGCGGCGATTGATGCCGATGCGTGTAGCAGTGTCGTAGTTGTCGAAGATGGTTCGATCAGAGTTGTTACCTTCAGCTTCTTCCATAGCTGCCTTGGCGCGAATCTCATCACGGTAAATAAGTGCCTCAATCTCACGGGAGCCAACAAGTCTGTTAGCAAACATCCGGGATGCCTTGAGGGCGATGTAACGTCGAGCCTGTTCTGGTAGCTCTTCGTATTCAAGTAAAAATGTTATGTTAACCTTAAGCTCGTCTACAGTGAATGTGTCAGTGTAGTTCTTACGGTCGAACAATGTGGTGCCTCGTTGGACTACGTCATAGGTGGTGTCAACTGTGTCCACTTGAAGGACGTTGTCAGGTAACACAAACTTATTGGAGGCGTTGGCTTCCAACTTGTAGTCTTGGGCTGTGTTAAAGTGCCACCCATCTTGTTGAACCTCACGTGACACTTCGTCAATAACACCTTTAGCAAGTGCAGCAGATGGCGGCAAAGAAGTAGTGTTAGCGATAGAGTTTACAGGTGCTTCGGTAACGTAACCGAGCATGGTGTTAACAGCGTCAAGTTTGGTGGTAAGGGTAGCCATAGTAAGTGGGAAAAAGGAAAAGGCCGCACCCCAATCATTAAAGAAAGGAGTGCGACCGTTGGGGTTATTGGGTGTTGTTAAGGCTTAGACTTTGATTTCAAAGGCTGCCTCGGGGCGAAGGACGCCGTGGCCCATAGCATATTTCGCTACGAACAGGCTTCCTTGTAGTTCGACCTTGTATTCGCTTTCGGTAGCAAGGTCAAGGAGTTTGACAGTTCCGATAGCCGATGGGTGTCCACCGATGATGTCCAGATCACTCAGGTTTCCGTTGTAACCGGTTCCGGCACTGCCGAAGACATCGTTGTTGGAGTTATCGTCATCTTGGTCCTGAGCAGCTTCTGCATTATCAATATCAGCAAGGTGATTCGACTTGTAGATGTTAATACCAGCAACCATTGGGAGGCCACCAGTAGCAACATCACCACGACCACCGAAGTCACGGTTGATAACTGTTTCACTAGAGGAAAGCAATGTGTAGTAATCGGATGGTTTAAGGATAGCGAAACGCTTTCCGTCGTTAGGAACATCGTTCTCGTCAAGCCTCTGAGCAGCAGTGAACAATGATGATTGAATAGTTGCGCTAGTCAAAGTTCCGCTTCCACGGCTGATGCTAATTCCGTCTTTCCCATCAAAACCATCCGTTGCAGAGGTCTTAAGTGCCGAGTCAGCACGAGCCGCCGCAGCAAGGGTCTTCATGGTCGCAAGATCGAAACGCTTGGCAAGAGCCTTACCGAGTTCCTGAGCATAAATGCTTCGGACATCGTAGTGGTTCTTAAGCTCATCAATGTTTGCGATGAAGGTTGAAGCAAGTAGGACATCGTCAATGCTAATAACTTGCTCCGCGTGCTTAATAGCACTAAGGTAGCTGTTACCGGCGTCAGCAATGTTCTGACCTGGGGTGTGGTATTTAGCGGTAGCAATGCCAGTTACAGGGAACTGAGCAGACTTACCATTAGCAATAGTCCGAATCGTGTGAAGTCCTTTCATCACATTGAACTCTTCGAAGGTGGTCAGGATTTCTCCTGAGAACACCTTGAGGAACAAAGCATCGACATCACCTGCCACGTTAACTTGTCCCAATCGGGACGCGGATGTATCTCCGTTAGCCATAATATTTGGTTTTTCTAATTGTTGTTGTTAAGGTTGTCCTCATTCTGATGTGTCCATAACCGGGTTCGGAGTTGTTGATTGTCCACCGCAGTGGGTCTCATCGTCGGCCTCGGGGGAGTCTATCTTTATGATGACGTTTGGTTTAAACACCACCAAGCTACTTATGCAGCTTGTAATAATGGTGAAAGTTGTTGTGTTATCCTCACAGCCGTGCCATGAGGTAACAGTAAGGTATTTATCGCCTATGTCCGTAAGTGAACCATAGACTGAGCATTCAAGGGGACCATCGGTGCCGTCTTGCACGTGGTCTAGGAAATCTATTTGAATAACATCTCCCAGAGCTACTTCTTCTTTAAACGAAGCTTTACACGTGCAGCAGGGGTATTGGCAACAAACTGTTTGCCCTTGGCTCCTGCACGTTTCTTCTTTCGCGCTGTTGCAGCTCGCTGAGAGATTGATAGGCTTTTCGCTTTCGATGATGGAAGACATCTGTCTGGATTTTTTTTGTTCTTTGAGGTTCCGCATGGTCCTTTGATTTTACCGTCAGTGCCTACTCGGACCCAGTTTTTCTTGCGCCACTTTGCTAGTTCACCCACGGTTCTTCTTACGCTTGATTGTTAATTTCGATCTCTTCTTACCTTTTCCGTAGTTAGGATCTTTACAGTATTTAGATGCCGCCATATTAGCGTAAGCACTTGGATACTTATCAAACGTGCGCTTCGCCCATGCAATTCCTTTAGGACATATCTTAGCCATAGTTGTTATTCAATAAAACTTGTTGAAGTGATAACTACTTTTTTCAAGATCCGTTGCCTTTCTTCTTCTTCGACATAATCTTCAACCCCTTCCGCTTGGCGGCTTTCTTAGCTGCTTTCTTACCTTTGGGGGTATACGGATACGACTTATCTCCTACTTTGGGCATAATAGTGTTATTGTTATTGTTAGTGTTGGGGTTTAGCATTTCCACCTTCTAAGAGCTAAAGCTTTTCGAGTGGGCCTGCCTTTGGAATCTTTCATCGGGCCTTTGACGCCGGACATCCGCGCACAAAAAGACCGCTTCCTCGGGCCTCCCTCTGGTTGCGGTTTCTTTAAGTTACTACCTGTCTTTCGGTTGTAATACTTGCGCCCTTTTTCTGTTAAGCCTCCTTTGTCTGACTTGTGTTCTTTGCGAAGGGACAATCCTTTTCGTTTAGCGGGCATTCTGGTTGTTCTCTAGGTCGTTGATGTAATGTAACATCTCCCCCACCGTCTGCTTCTGGTCCGCTGTCCACGTCTGCTCTTTGGCCTTCTCTAAAAAGTAAGGGAGCTTTGTCGGACGAAGAGTCGGAGTGCATCCACTCATCAATAACATCACGCATATTGCTGTGACGCTCAACATATAGTTTCTCTTCATAGGATTCCATAAGACCACGAAATGCCTCTGCTAACCGAGGAAACGATATTAGTAACTTGACTAGCAGAGACACAGACATGTGGCGCGTGTGTGGTAAGGGTTGTTATTTTTGTTTGGCACGACCAATGTTAAGAGCAAGGAAATCGACAACCTTGTAAAGCTTCTTGACCCATCCGTCATCAACAGGAGTAGGTGTAAGAGCTGCGATAGCGGAACAAGCTGCAACCACCATTGAAAGGGCGGCTATGAGTTGTTGAGTGTTGTCGAGGAGGTAAGTAATAATAGATGACATAATTAAAATGCGGTTGTTACGGAGAGTCTTTGTGAGACTTGCTCCCGGTATTTGTTATCGTAACCGTAGCGTGGGTCTTGCATAGCAATCGTCATCTCCTTAGAGGAGCTAAAGGGCATGGCCCCGGCTGTTCCCGAGGTGTCCCCTTGGACAAGAGAAACAGGTGTTCCACCGTCCGACTGAAAGCGAGCATAGAGACCACGGATCGCCATGGTTGCTGCGTTAACATCCCCTGACTCGACAGTGTTGTTATACACCTCTTGTTCTTGGTCTGTTAAAGATGTAGCTGCCCACTCGGACATGGCCTCGTAGTTTTCCGCACCTCCGGCCTCTTGCATCAAGGTTTGCTGTTGTTGGTTAGCCACTGCTTCGTAGCCATTAACATACATATCAACCATCTCCTTAGGGATGCCGTTAGCCTCAAGACTCTTATAGGTCTCCTCGGATAACTCACCTTTCTCAAAGAACTCTTCGGATGCGCTGGTGACAGCACTGTTGGTTACCTCTGGTTCGCTGGTGGCGTTGTCTTCGGTCTCGGATGGCTCGGCTTTGTTCTCGTGGAACTGCTTTTCGAGGTTGCTGTAAGCGTCTGCTAAAGCCTCCGGGTTATCAAACTTCTCCGGTAACCACTCAGGGCGGTCTTGTGGAGTTGTTTCAGCCGTTTCGGGCTGTTGTTCTTTGGCTTGCTCATCTTGCATGGCAGCCTGTTCTTCAAGAGACATATTCTCCTGTTCTGTGGGTTCGCTAAATGTAACGCTTTCCATATTTATTCTTGTGGTTCAACTGATGGCATATTACCGGCCATAGCTTGATCATTCAAGGCTTTAATACCGGCTGGTCCTAGCTTCTCAGTCATAGCTTGCATCTGTTGCATCTGTGCTTCTTGTTGCATCTGCTCGGAACTCTTGATGAGTCCTTCGGTCTTGATACCGAGAGCAGTGGCACGACGCTTAAAGTAGTCTTCAACATTAACAAACTGGCCGATAGCTTCTGGTCCTACGACCTGAGCAGCACCGGCAAGGAATAAATCTAATTTAGAAAGATCGTTACCTCTACCAAGGGCCTCTACCCCGGTAACAATAACTGGCTTCACCAAGTCCTTAGGAAGCTTAGGTAACAACTTCTTCTTTTGCATGACTGACATGATGCGCTTCACCAATGGTAATTGCATCTCAGCAGCTAGGAGTGAATAAAGACCACCTAGGGAAGCCTCAAGCTCTTGGGATAACATACGGATCTCCTCGGCTGTCACACGCTCGGCCTGTCGGACTACACCTGAGGTCAACAAGAAGGCAGCACCAAGGCGGTCCTTGATCGCTTCCATGGTAACCTGGGCTGTCCTAAAGTCATTGAACTTATCTAGTTGGAGAGTGTTAACATCAGCGGCGTTGCCTTGGACAATCGCACCGTTGGGGCTTTCAGCTAACGTCCGGGCTCGTGTGGTGCCATTAGGGTTAACAAGAAAGAGAACCTTAGCAGCAGCAGCCGATCCCTCGACAATAGCACGGGTCAACGCTTCAAGACTTTGGATGTCACCGAGGTATTCCTCAACGAACCCACGTCCGTAAGCTTCACCATCAATCCTAGAAAGTCTTAAAGGGATGAACGGGTTGCGGTCCATTGTTACCTTACCACCAGCATACGGAATATCTACACCATTAACATCCTGAGTAATCACCCAGTGTTTGGCGTTCCTTTTACAAGATGTAAACAAGTCCACCTTAGCGTCACTTTCGGCAAGGTTCGGATCTTGTTGTTGAAGTCGTTGGCGTATCTCCTCCGAAAGAGTGCTGAATGCAACAGACTCCTTGGTGGCCACAGATAACAAATTACCCATAGGGTCACGCTGGACAACAAAGCGGTCGAGGTGAAAGACTCGGAGTCCTCCTTCATCCGGTAGATATAACAATGCGTTACCGGTGATGATGAGATGCTTAAGGGCTTCGTGAAGAGCAACCCGGTATGCACCTCGGGTAACCTCATCCATCACTAGCTCCTCAAGGGCTTGGAGAGATGCTTCGATCTCACTCATTAACTCAGGTGGAGTATCATCCTCGGCAAGCTTCTTTTCGTTGGCTTGGAATCTAAAGAAAGGTGAGTTAGGTGGCAACAACGCAAGGAGCAGCTTAGAGGCAAGATTGTTAACACCACGGGAACCGACGCCACTGAAAGGTGTCTCTAGGCGACTGTGGGGACCAAAGCCCTCCTCAGGCATAACATAAGGAAGCGTCAGCTTTGAACAGGCCCGTCCTCGGTCAAGGTAGGAATACCGTGCGCCTTCTAGGGTGGTATAGAGTTGCTGTGCTGTCTCGACGTGCATGTGTTATTGTTGTTAAAGTAGTTCCTCGGGTTGAGGTTTGATTGATAAAAATTCTAGTTGGGTTAACTCTTGGACACCCTCGGCATCTTCAAGCATCGCATCGTCGTTAGATGTGAATCTCCAGCAGTCGATGGCTATGAGTCGCCCTGAGTCGTCAGTGGCTTCTGCAAGGCTTTCAACAGGCGGCAACCCAGTGAGCGTAGTTCCTTGTTTGTTAGGATAGCCACGGTCAGAGTCTACGGCTGCAACAAGTCCTGTGTAGAGTTCGTCGGGTTGGACGACATAGTATCGAAACCCAGTGTCAGC